AGACCTAGTTAAACGCTTCCAACAAGAAAATAAAGTACCTACAAGCCACATTATTTGCGATGAGGACGGGATAGGTGGCGGAGTAGTTGACATACTACGCTGCAAAGGATTTGTAAACAATAGTTCTCCATTAGAAAACCCTATTACTAAGAAGAAGGAAAACTTTGACAACTTAAAAAGCCAATGTTACTTTAAGTTAGCGGAGTTAATGAATAAGAACGAAATACACATAATAGCAGACGGCAAACAAAAGCAAACTATAATACAAGAACTAGAACAGGTTAAGCAGAAGTCAATAGACAACGATGCTAAGAAAGGAATAATTGCTAAGGATAAAGTAAAACAATTAATAGGACGTTCACCTGACTTTAGCGATACACTAGCTATGCGAATGTTCTTTGAATATAGTCCTAGATTTGTAGTAAGCGTTTTTTAGTATAAATTAACTAACTTTGGTTAAATTCTTATAATATGGGTTTATTAGATATCTTCAGTAAAAAGAAGGTTAACAACATTTTACCTAACTATCCAATGGCTTCACAGATAGCAATTCAAAGCGGTTTAGTTACTTGGAGTGGGCAAAACGCAGCTTCATTTGTTAACGACGGCTATGCAGGTAACGATATAGTTTATTCAATTATTAAACTAATTACAGATAAAGCAAAGCTTGCACCATTTGGGGTTTATAAGGTTATAGACGAAAAGGCAGCAAGAAAGTATAAGGCTTTAATGTCGCAACCAGATAAAATAGAAAACTTTAAGAAGCTAGAAACACTACATAAAAAAGCGTTTGAAGTTTATACTGGTGATTCAAGACTAAACGATTTATTAGCATACCCTAACGAAGACGATGCATTTAGTGATTTAGTAGAACAATGGTGTGGCTTTAAACTAATTACAGGTAACGCTTTTATCTATTCAAAAACAATAGAAGCAGGTGCTAATATGGGTAAACCATTTGCACTTTATGCTTTGCCTTCACAATACACAGCAGTTATTGCTGATACTCAAATCTTCCCTGCAGTTGCAGTAGGTTACCAATTACAATATGGGCCTATCTATCAATTCACTAGAAAAGAAATATTACACGACAAGTATTTCAATCCTATGTGGAATGCTACAGGTAACCAACTTTACGGACAATCGCCTTTAATGGCAGCAGCTAAGACTTTAACTAGAAGTAACGAAGCTAAGACGGCAGCAGTTGCGTCATTCCAAAATGGCGGCCCAGCAGGTGTATTGTTTATGAACGACGAAAACTTTGACCCAATAAGTGGACAACAACAAGCACAGGCTTTAAAAAGAGCAATAAGTGAAAAAGGTGGAGCAGCTAATTATAATTCTATTGCAGTTTCAGGTTACAAGGTAGACTGGAAGCAAATAGGACTTAGCCCTGTAGAACTTAATATAATTGAATCTGAAAAGTGGGATATGAAAGCCCTTTGTAATATTTACGGAGTGCCTTCACAATTACTAAACGATGCAGACAATAAGACTTATAACAACCAATTAGAAGGCGAAAAGGCTTTAACGCTTCGTTGTGCTATTCCTTTATTAAATTCAATTAGGGATAACATTAATAGAAAGTTACAATCTGATTGGGGTTATAGAGGGCAGAATATTTACGTTGACTACGATGCTAGTATTTATGCTGAATTAGAAGCTAATAAGAAAGAGCAGGTAGAGTGGTTAAATACTGCTTGGTGGATAGCACCTAAACAAAAAATGGATTTAATGGGATTAGAAGTTCCTGATTATATTGACCCAATGGAATTAGAGAAACTTTATATCCCTACAAGCGTGCAACCAATAGACGACTTTCAACCATTAACAATACCTGAATAATGATTTGGCAAGACTATAAAAAGTTATATGCTAATGCCCTAAAAACCTATTCGCCAAAGTTCAAAAAGGAACTACAAAAGCAAGTAGACACGTACTGCGATACGCTAGACTTTTATGCAATAAGCGACAAGGCTATAAAGGACACGATTAAGAAGCTGCACGCTGCTATGGGTACTCGTATGGCCCAAATAGTACAAAAGGACGTTAAAACGTCTGTAAAGGGCCAAAGAATGGATTTTGAAGTAAAGAGTAAAGAAACAGACTTCTTCGCTTATGTTATTTTGCAATACCTAGAGGCTAGAGGTTTAAATCAATTAGCAGCAGACATAACCGACACGACTAAGAAACAAATACAATCATTCTTAGATAAAGCAGCAGCAGAAAACCTAACACTGCCTGAAACAATTAAACTATTAAGAACGGCAGGGATAACAAATTACAGGGCAGAACTAATAGCACGAACAGAAACAGGAAGGTCAGCTAACATAGGTTCAATGGTTGGAGCAATGTCCACAGGTTTAGTAACCGTTAAAGAATGGATTTCAGCAAAGGATAATCGAACTAGAAGAATTCCACGTGATGCAAATGACCATTTACACATGGACGGGGTTAAGTTACCTATTGACGCTAAATTTGAAGTAAAGGCTAAAACATATATTGACTATATGCTGCACCCTGCTGATTCAACTGCTAGAGCAGGTAACGTTTGTAACTGTCGATGTACTTTAGGATATGAAGCACAAAGGGACGCTAACGGGCAATTATTAAAACTACAAAACAATCCACCTAAAGGCGATGCTGGTTTACTTTGGTCAATAATGGGTAACGTAATTGGACAAACAATAGGTTCGTTAATAAGTGAGGCAATACAATAAATAAAAAATAATAACTTTGTGTTATGAGTAAATTTGAAGAAAAAGGTGCAATGGATTCTATATTAGACATTTCATCTGAATCAAGAACCGTAAAAGCTTGTTGGTCAAGGATTGGTAACGTAGACTTAGACAACGATATTATCGTAGCTGAAGCGTTTACTAAAACTATTGCTGAACGTGGCCCTAAAGGTAAAAACTTAGTATGGTCTTTAATAGACCACAAAGCAGACTTAGGACATACAATAGGAAAACCTATTGACCTTTACGTAGAAGGCGATATGTTAGTAGCAATTACGCAAATAATAGAAACTGAAGCTGGGGAAGACGTAATTAAACTTTACGAAGCAGGTTTAATCAATCAGCACTCAATAGGCTTTAGCACTATTAAAAGCGACATAAACAAAACAAACCAAGTTAGAACAATTAGAGAATTAAAACTTTACGAAGGTTCAGCAGTTCTTTGGGGTGCAAACCCTGAAACACCAACGCTAGGATTTAAAAGCGAAGGAGTTGAAACTAAAGAAGGTTTATCAATACAATTAGATAATCTAATTAAAGCGTTTAGAGGTGGTAGTTTCACAGACGACACTTTTGCTTTAATGGAAATTCAAATAAAAAGAATACAGGCTTCATTATTAGAATTAGAAATAGTAAAAGAATTCACTGAACCCGCAGAAGCAGTTCAGCCGATAGCTATTGAAGAACCAAGTAATGAAGAAGTAACAAAGGCAATTAATCAATTTAACAATCTATTTAAAAAGTAAAAATGGAAAACGTAATTAACGAAATGGCAGAAAACGTAAAAGGCTTAAAGGCTGACGTATCTGCTCAAATCGAAGAAGTAAAATCTACAATTAGTGTAGTAAAAGACGAAATGCAAAAGCAATTCGACGCACAAGCTGCAAAGCAAGTAAAGGCTGAAAAGAAAGAAAGCAAGAACATTAACGAAGCTATCTTAGAAAAATTAGACGGTAAGTTCGGTGAATTAGAGTATGCTCTTAAAAGTTCTAACGGTTCTTACCGTATGGATTTGAAAGAAGTAAAGAACATGTTATTAAGCAATAGCTTAACTGGTGACCCAGTAGCTTCTTATAGCACACGTCAAGCTATCTTCCCTGCACAAAAAGTAAACTTCCGTGATTTAGTACCTACAGTTCAAAGCACAACTGGTCTTTATGTTCAGTATCGTGAGAACGCTGGTAACGTAAACAACATTGCAGTTCAAACTGAAGGTGATGACAAAGGACAGAATGACTACGCATTAACAGAAACTAAAATAGTTACTGATTATATCGCTGGTTTTTCTACTTTCTCTAAGCAAATGCTTAAAAGTTTACCTTTCATCACTCAAACTTTACCAAGATTATTACAACGTGATTTCTTCAAGAAAGAGAACGCTATTTTCTTTGGTGTTGTTTCAGGTGCTGCAACAGGTTCAACTGCAACTGCAGAAACTAACGATTTGTTACAATTAGTAGATTATATCGGTAACCAAAAGGCTGCAAACTTTAACGCTTCTTATGTGTTAGTTAGCGAAAACCAAATGGGTAAATTATTGAAAGCTACTATCGCTGCTGGTTATTACGCAGGTTCAGGTTCAGTTGTTGTAAGTCCAATGGGCGGAATGACAATTTGGGGTGTTCCAGTAATTTCTGCTAGTTGGGTAACTAACGATAAAGCTTTAGTTATTGACCAAGACTACATCGAAAGAGTAGAAACTGAGTCTTTAGCTATTGAATTCTCTTATGAGAACGGAACTAACTTCCAAAAGAACTTAGTAACTGCACGTATAGAGTGCATGGAAGACATAAATCTTATGTTAGCTTCTTCTGCAATCTATGCAACTGTAAACGCTTAATTTTAAGCTTTACTAAATAAATTAGCCCTGCCTTTATTGGTGGGGCTTTTTTATTGGATATAATTAACTAAATTTGTAAAAAGA